AACCAAGTTGGCAATGTTGAGAAATACTCAAAGAAAAGTTTTACTTTCTCCATTGCTGTCGGATCATCACTTATGACTGCCCACATTAAGACAATTATGGGAGCCGATAATATGACCAAGACGAATTCGTCTTTCCAGTCTGATTGTCGAGCTTCTAACAATTTGCCTTGGTAAGATTCCTCACCTCGGGCCATACGTTCTGCATGCAATAATTGTGCATCAGACATAGCTACTTTCGTTCTTTGTCTATTGGAATAAATCTTGGCTCCAGCTTTTAGAGCCATTCCGGCTAGATTAAACCACATATTAGCACCACTTAACTTTAGACTTTTTAGAGGCTAACATTCTTCTTTGACCGCCAACTTTGTTTTCAACGGGACCTCTAGGAATCTGAATTTCTTTTCCACCTTTTTGATAACCGTCTTTATTGGTGTCTAAAGAAATATTTCCTTTGTAAAAAGGTTCTTTATCTGTTTTTGCCATAGTTTTCTCCTTATATATTACTATACTATCTTCTAGGACCTTTCAAGGTCCTTACATCGCTACGTTTCATGAGATCGGAAGTTCTTTTAGCCGCATTAGCCATTCTTTGCTTCTCTAAAGACGTATCGGCTCTTAATTCCGCCAATTCTTCGTTTTGTTCAAGTTTATCATCAACAATATCTCTATTTTGAACTAATTTAGCTTTATCAATGTTAATTCTTGCTCCCATTTCCTCTTTTTTACGTTCATTTTCCATTGCCTTCAAATCAACCTCTCTAGATTTAATTTTTAGTAAAGGATCATGGTCAAATTGAGATGTAATTTTCTTTTCTTCTGACATGAATTCTTCCATCATTTCAGAGATCAAAACTGCTTTTCTTGCTTCCAGTTTCATCACAATTTGTTGTAATTGTTGTTGTGCTTGTGGATTTTGCATCGCTTGTTGCTGTAATTGTTGCAACATCGCTGTTTCTTGCTGAAATTCAATGTCCACTTGTTCTTGCGCCATCAAACCAATGTGTTCTAAAATATTTTTCTCTAAAGCACCCATCACCATGGGGTTGTTTCGAACTAAATTAGTCGCCATGAAGTAAAGATGCGATGTAATATGCGATCGATGATCTTGACCACGATAAGCTTGGAAAGGTTTCGACGCCATAGCATCAATATTTTCCAAAGCTGGATTTTTTGGTGCTGGCGGAGGGGGTGGAGGCAAAATTCTATCAATATCTTTGATTCCTAGAGCCTCATACATCTTACGATATGACTGATAAAGGTTGTGCATCTGTGGATTAGACATAGCAAGTTGTAATTCAGTCTGTGCAATTGTAATTCTTTGTGTTTGAGAGAAAATATTCGGGTCTGAAATCGGTAAAACATCAATTCTTTGATCAAAATCTTGTGCTTTAACTTCTCGTGAGCCTCCAACGACGTCATAAGGGTAAACAGGAGGTAAATATTGTGCAAAAACTTTAGAAAGCAACTCAAATTCTCTTTTTAGGGCTGCATACAGTCTTTTGTGAATGGCACTCATCACTCTGGAACCTCTTTCGAGTAAAGCTACTGTTGTACCAACAGCGGCTTGCTGATTTCCATCGCCCACTTGCATATCCGCGATCGAAGCAAATCGTTGACCTGCTTGAACCACAATTCCCATCAATTGTAAGAGGGTTTGAGACGGTTCTTTATAAGGTAAAAATTGAAAAGCATCTTTTAAATTGCCACCGGGAGCATCAACGTCTCTAAATTCTCCAGGTTGAATTGGAGCTGCGTCATCTCGGACTCTAACTCCTCTAACTTTAAAACCTGCCGGTAAATTGGAAAGGGTCCCTGCGTCCAGTAATTGACGGAGAGCGACCGTTGCGGTTCTGCTCAATCCGCCAATCATGTGAATCAATCCAAAACCATAAAACCCTAGTCCAGGCAGAAATTTGAAATGGACAAAATATTGGATTTTCTTTTTGGTTGGATCGTTGGGCGCAAAGTTCCTTCTGATTGATAACACTGTTCGAGTACCCTCGTCGATAGTGACTACATAAGGAAGCTTGATTCCAGTTGGAATACCATTTTGAGGATTCATGTCTTCGAATCCTTCTAAATCTAAATTAACGTGACATTCTAAAAGGGTATAAACATCTTCTTGACGGCCGACTTTTGTCGTACCCGCCAATGATTTTTGTTTTTCTTCAACGCGATCGCTAACGATAGGAGGTTTGGTTAATTCCACATCTCGATAAAATCCGGATACTTGTTGTTTTCTTAATTCGTTTTCTGACATCTTAACCAAGTGAATAATGGCTTCCGTGTCATCGAGAGACGTTGCCGAATAAGGAACGACTAGGTCGTCCGCTTGAACAAATTTGGAAACGGCTCTTTGAAGTAATGAATCATAATAAATTTTTTTAAAGGTAGATCCGGCTAATGGTAAATGAAATAACATCTGATCAAATTCAGCTTCGTATTCTTTCAGCTCGAACATGATCTGATAATTCATGAAATCTTTAACACGTTGTGATTGCTGTTCACGTTGAGGATCGCTACGACCAATCACTTGTGTTCTCACCGGCCCATCGGCTGGTAATAGTTCTTTGTAAGCTTGTGCTTGAAACTGAGTAACCGCTTCGGCTAACACAGGGTGGGTTGCTCCACTCGCGCCTTGAAACGGTTCGGTTTTAAGCGTACTTTTAAATCCTAAGAGATCGAGTCCCTTAATATAAGTTTGTTCCCATTCTTTTCTTGAATTTTTATAATCGGTATAATTGGCATGCATTTCTGAACCGAGTTTAGAAAGAATGCTGTTTTCTAAAGATTCAGCCAGGTTGGAAAAATGTCCATCGGGTTGTTTTCCATTCAACGCGGATCGTGGATCAAAATTAATTTCTACTCCACCATCGGGTAATTCTGTTTGTTCAATATCCGTGGTCACTTGATCTTCGACCAAGTTTACTTCGGTGTCCTCGCCAGTCACATCGGGCGTAGGTATTTCTGTGGGTTGTTTGACGACATTAGGTAATGTCTTATCGATTTCTGCCATTATCCAATTCTATGTTTTACTATATCATCTCCCGTGAGATAAGTCAATCCATGTGGTGTTGGACCTCGCTCTGGGGGTATTGTTGTTGTTAATTTAGGTGCGCTTTTAGGCTGCCATGCTTTTCCACCTTTAGCAAATTTCCATTTTTTCTGAAAGCTCCACTGAGGATCAGATCCTTCTTGTTTTCTCACTCCAATATTAAAAGAATCATCGGGGCTATTGTACGCAGCACCCATTATATCATCACCTCCTACGTTAACAGCATAACCTCCAGAAATACCATCGCCGCTAGACGTGTTATATCCTATTCCAACATCATATTCTCTATTAGTACCATAAGGAAAATTTAAAGAAACATCACCACCTATAGGTATACCTGTTACACCACTTCCTGCACTTCTACGAAGAATTTCTTTGATGGCCTCATTAGGATTATTTGTTTCATAAGGTGGACCAACCATGTCTGGAATTTCTTTAGGCTGCTCATTTAAAATAATAGGAGGCAAACCTACAGCACCGCCTTCACCTTTTTTAACAATCGGTTCTAACATTTCAGCCACTTCATCAATTGTGCTTTTGAAAGGCTTCCAATCAGGAGCTTTTGGTTTCCAATTCATAAAGCCTGGATCGTTTTCATAAACTACATAATCATTAAATTGTTGATGATCTTTTACATTTTTCTTCATTGGTTGCTTTTTATAAGTTTTTATAAAACTTTTATGATCTGCTTTTTCTGCTTGTTTTAATACATCTCCACTTTCATCCGCAATACCGGTGAGTTTACCTTTAAATCCTTTCTTTTGTAATTCTTTAACAATAAATTTAGCATCACCCGGTTCAATATTTATGTATTCTTTACCTGAAAGCTTTTCTCCATAATTACCCTGTTTCCATTTCTGTGCTTTGTTCATAATACTTTTTAATGCTTTTCTAACTGGAGCAGTTAAAGCTGTTAAATCAAAAGTAGCCAAACCACTCGTTCCATAGTCCACATCACTATTAGACCAGTATGTTTTTAATTTCACCGCAAAATCATTTCCTTTTGAAGTTGATTTAAAAAGTCCTCCCAGTCCGATTGATTTTAAGGCCACCAACAAA